AAAGAGAGAACCACTTTAACGAGTGGATAAGTCAGTTCCAGGCAAAAGAGACGACGAGTGTTCCTAACGAGGTTATTAACAACTTACGGGCCGAGTTTAAGAAACAAAAGATTAAAGACCTCTCTGAGATTACACACGAAAAGGTCAAAGGTCTCCTCAAAAAGCTCAACTATGCCAAATATTACGAACACGTGGCTTATATATCGACTATTCTAAACGGTGTCACTCCCCCCACCATGTCTCAGGCCCTCGAAGATAAGTTGCGTCTCATGTTCCACGCTATCCAAGCTCCTTTTGAGAAGAACAAACCTCCGTCACGGAAGAACTTTCTTTCGTACTCGTATGTTCTGTATAAGATGTGTGAATTGCTAGGGGAAGATCAGTATCTCCCATGCTTTCCTCTGTTGAAGTCGAAAGAAAAATTGTACATTCAAGATCAGATATGGGAGAAGATATGTCAAGAACTCCAGTGGGAGGCGATACGGACTGTGTAATGCGCTCCATCTCGAGCTTCCCAGTCTTGTCCGGAAAGTTGATGAGAAACCCAACCTCGAGATCGAGAAGCTTGAGGTAATTACGGGTCTGAATTCGGTAGCCCTCTGAGAGGCGCCCTACCGACTTGAGTTCCAGAACCATGGTGCGATTTACTATGATATCGGCGCGGACGTGTCCCACATTCTGTCCGTCATAGAAGACTGGGATGATCCGTTCGGTCTCATAGTAGATGCCGAGCCTTCGAAGACCGACTTCGAAAGCACAGTGATACACGGACTCGGAATATCCGGGTCCGAGCTTGTTCCAGATGTCATGAGCGATATCACCTACGATTTGCTCCATTGTGTCTAGTTATCTAGAGACACTCCTCCTTATGCCCCGTGGTAAATTGAGACGGAGAGCGCGTCTTCCGGCATTTTCGAGTTCTCTCCGTGAAGGACTCATTATTCCGCGAGCACGCAGCTCCGCCTTTACCATACCAAAAGCAGTTGTAACTGCAAAAAAGTTGAGAGCTGCAATCATCCGCGCTAGAATAGTAATGAGAGCCGTGCGTATTTTTTCATTTAAAGACGCTTGGGTACCAGGATACTGGAAAATACGATTACTTCGTTTGCTCATTTGGTTTATGAAATTAGAAATACCGGACCCTGAACTGCGTGCAACTGTGTATGCACCTATAGCGACCGCCATGTTTGTACTGTTTAATCTAAAATTACCTGTAGAAAACTTGCGACCCAGTACAGTTACGATCGCCATCGCACCCGCCTCGACCTGTTCCTCATACCCCGAGAAATACTTTACTATTGATAAAAATTTTTTGAAAATATCAACGACATATGAACCATATTTACGAGCATCGGCCGCAGACATATTGTTACTTATCCGGGCGAGAGCGAGGGCAATCATTATAGACACTATAAGAGAAACTATGCGACGAATTTGACCTCGTCTTAGGCGCTTTTTAGGCGACCGGCGACCTCCATAAAGGTTCGGTGAAGGAGATTTCCTGGAACCTAATGAGTTTGGGGAAGGAGATTTCCTGGAACCTAATGAGTTTGGGGAAGATCCGCTCCTGGAACCTGAGTTTGGGGAAGGGGTCTTCTTTCGAACGACAATGGCCGACATGGAAGCCCGTATCGCGTTGTACTTGGCTCGCTCTCTATTTACATGGGCCTTTCGAAGTTCGCTGAGAGATGGCATATTTATTAGTAATTGTATATTAATTTTTGCGCGGGCTCTTTCTCCGACCCGGTGACCGCTTGCGTTTCCGGTACGGTCTATTTACATTCATTGGAGATGTATGAATGGAAATGAGCGAGATGAGTTTGGAAAGATTGTTCACCTGACTACGGGTAGGTGAGGGCATTTGTTATATAGCTATTTTTTAATATGAGTCCTGAAATGATTCGCATATTTCACGCGGACCCATCCCGCATCGGATTTGTATATACGAGAAGCCCGGGGAGCCATACGCTTTGTCAGAATGCTGACGGCTTGGAGCCTCCTGAAAACCGCGAGAGGTTTTTCACCTCCGTTCTTTATGGCCTTGTTCAAAGCCCGGCGGCGATCGTTCTGCTCCTCGACAGGGTGATATCCGAATTTTGTCAACATTCCATGCTTGAGAGGACCTATAACACTCTTGGGTTTACCGATGGTTCCGACATCGTAGGCCGATACGCCCCGGACCCGAGTCGTTTGGGCCTTGCGTACATATGAATAGCCGGGACTCTTTTTGGTCCCGGACACGACTATTCGCTTTCTGCTAAGGTGACGGATGTGACCCTTGCGCATATCCTTGTGCATTTATATTCTAGTGAGAAAAATTATATCCGAGAAGGAACCACCTGAGCTTCGTTTCATTTGACGCACCGTAATTAAACAAATCTAAATCATCAACATTTATGTCTATACTTTCCATTTCATCATAATTGGATCGTAAATGCATCGTAGAATAAAATACGGACCGTCCATACGACTTGAGATCTTTTATAGGTATCGGCTTTCCCCATGTAAGTCTGAGACCGGTCGCCTCCTTTCCAAGAAAGGGACCCCCTGGAAGGGTCTCTGCGGTACCACCGTCTATATAATGCCACCCGTCATTCATTTTTAGAGGTGAAAAATATAACGGAACTGCTATACTGGCGCATATGGCATCGACTACGCTCATGGCCGGGTGTGTATCTACCGAAAAGTATACAGTTTTGCTTAGATCCACACAGAATGAGGCTATATGGATTTTTATTGGAAAAAAATTATAGAGATCCTGGAAGGTCAGATCAATTTTGATCCTAAATTCGTGAGGAGCTCTCTGGATCAGATCTCGGACTCGAGAAAAGGGGACGAGGCCATAGTTGAGTAAAAAGTTTTTTAGGTTAAGTTTGGTTACATTTTTTATAGGGACATCCAAAGAATAATCCAGGACCTTGGTCGTGTCACCTTTTGCGAGGCAATATAGGAAAGCCAGAACAGCGCCGGCAGATGATCCTGATATTTCTTCAAGTTCATTGAGACTCCCTTCTTGCTTTAGTTTGGAAAGGATACCAAGGAATATAAAGTACCCCATTGCGCCAGGTCCTATAGCAAGACGCTTTATCATCTAATAGTATTTAGAAAACAATGTGCGCATAGTAGCGAACACAACGGAATAAACGAGCGTGTGGACGCAGACCGCCGCCCTGGTCGTCTGACCCGACATAAATAATCCTCCCGATCCCGGAGGAATCGTCAGAAGGATACCCGGTGTTAACAATATAAAGAGAATGGGTGGCACGACGATATCGGCCGTCGTCAAAGGAATCTTGACCAAAAACTTTGCGACGGCCCAGTAAGTTATGGAAAGCATGAGGGCCCTCAAGACCAGAGCCTTCATTCCTGAAGGAAAATCGAGAAGGTTCAAAAGTGCGAACAGGACTGTCGGTATCAAAACCTTCGGGCCTGTGACGTCGATCATTTACTATTAACGAACATGATTATCGAACCAGATACAAAAAGCCTCGGGCTGGACACGCTGGCGTATCATGCGGACCCTACGTACTTTGTTCCAGGCCTTTCGAGCATGCTCGCTGTAAATCTGGTTAGAATGTATGATGGTATGATGATCGACCACGAGCTCTACAAACTTATGATAATTACAACCTCTAAAATTTAGATAATTATCATAAACATATTCCTGGACATATATCCATCCATTCATCAACTCATCCGAATGAAGGTCCTGCCAATCCTCCGGGTGGAGCTCCTGAACTTCAGGATCCGAATCGTCCGAATCCCATGCCTGCTCGTAATAAGCGTCACGAGAATACTCGTCGTTGATACCCATTGTTATTTATTGAATATTCGTTTGAATCCTCTATCTAGAGTTTTGAAAGGCCCGTGACCGTTACACCGACAGTCTCTTTTGTAGGGGCCGCGTCCTGGATTGCATTCCAGGCACCTTCGACCTGGGCCTCATTTCCGCCGAAAAAAGACGAGAGTCCCTTGCGGATAACATCCTTGGTGATGCTTCCCTTGGTCTTTTTTCGCTTCAAATTCACCTTGACCGTATCTTTTACGTTTACTGTATCAATATCATTTGTATCCATGTGCTTCGTCACGAACTGGCGAAGATCCTTCTCGCGCTGGTTTAAAACGCCGAGATCTTTGCGAGCTGAGGCAAGCTGGGCCTTTAGATTGACCCACTCGGTCATTGCATTCTTAAAGTCCATTAGTACTACTTATTTAGTAATTATTTGATAAGGTATTTCGCGGGCTCTACATATAATCCGATCCAATCTCAAACTTGGGGCGCATGACATCCGGAGGAATGGTGCTGAGGTTAAATATAGACACCGGCTTGCGAGGGTTCAGGGGCTCACTGCGGAAGTCGCGGTTCGCGTTACGAAGGACACCACCGAGAGTCTCAGGGTACCCAATCTGGTTACGGGGATCTAGGTAATTCTGGTTTCCCAGAATCTTATCCGGGCTGAATTGACCAAAGTCTTCCGTACCGACGACATCGCGGGGGATGAGACTCGTGGCCGAAACGACATCGACCGAATCTGCCGAGCCCATGAAGGGAGCTCCTTCACCTGCATTAAAGTGGTTCGAGGTCTGAGAAGGATAATGTTTATTTGTCTGAATAGATCCGCCTAATGAAAAATCAAAACCTGAAGGACTGGACATTCCGTAGCCTGAGCTCTTGGGGGAGAAAAGAAGCAGAAGAACTATGCCGGCCAGAATGATAATCGCCACTGACTTGCGATTCATTATTATAAGTTGCGGAGATAATTTTTATACACGGGCCGTGCTGGACAAGCGAAAATGATTTGTTGAGTTGTAAGGAAAGTTTCCGTTGTCCTGTTCCGAACCTGACTCATCGTCTTTTATATTAAAACCCATAATCTGTCCTGGAATTGTCATACCGGCTCCTC